TAAAAGTAAACACTAAAAGGTGTAAATAATGGCGCTATACCTATTGACATAAACACTAAATAGTGTATAATATACTTGTAAACACTAAAAGGTGTTTAACGGGAACTGAACCCGTATAAACTGCAAGCCGGGGTGCCGGGTGGAAACGAGACAGGCACAAGCCCTTAAAGAGAGATCCGGCCCCAGTGATGGGCTACACGGGCCGGACGCACAAAGAAAGCCCCGGGCAGCGAGGCAACGCCACCCGAGGCCAGACCCACCAGAACGAACCTATAACCGGCGGTCACTGGTATTATACCAGACCGCCCCGAAGAAAGAAAGGGGTATAACATGAACACCAGAACTAAGGAAACCGTCATCGATGAGATCATCAACTATTTCGAGGAGAACGAAGCCGCTTTCATCGCTTGCATGGAGGAGCTGGACAGCTACAACGGATACTTAGGCGATGACCGCTATTTCGAGATGGAGGAACTGGACCAGTTATATTTAGATCAGCCCCACATGGAGCTGCTTTACCGAGCTTTTTATGGCCACGATGCCGATACTTGGAGCAATGACAGCAGCGGCAATAAGATTTACGGCCCTTTCAATCCGAACCGTGATTATTTCTATTACAACGGCTACGGAAACCTCGTTTCCAGCGATTACAAAGACTACTCCGACAAGCTGGACCACTACGCCGTTGAAGCTATGAGCGAGTGCCGCTTGTATATCGGTAGCATCGACGAAGACCCGGACTTGTCCGCCCTCTTCGATGAACTGGACGAGATCGAAGACTAAGCCACCCTCCTACAAGTCGAAACCCCGCAGCCATGCGGGGTCGGCCCCGGGTCCCGCCGGGGTCCTGATGATGACAGGGAAAGGAGAAAGACCGTGAAAGGTTACTATCTGGCCGTATCGGCGGACTACGGGCCGCTAACATCTGCCAGAGCAAGAAAGCAGCCGCCGAGCTGGTAACGGCTTGGAACGAAGCCTATAAGCGAAATGGATCGTACTTGTACGACTCACCGACATTTTGAGGAGGTCACGAGATGAAAGAGAACCTTAGACCGTGGGACGGAACCACGCCGGAAAGCTGGCACACCTACCCAGTAGAAAACAGCCCTAACCCGCTATTGATTGATGACGGCGGAACGATCTGGTATAGAGACAGCGCCGGAACGCTTGCGATCTGGTGCCCTCGCTCCCGTCTCCGCTACCACCTGCACCGCCTCTTTCAACTGGGGGTGATTGCGTGATATTCTTTCCTTTCTTGATCGTATGGAAAGCAGCCGGGGCCAGTTGGAAACGAGGCAGAAGACGCCGCTACTAAACGAGATCACAGACCCGCCCAGCGTGGCGGGTCTTCTTTTATGCCTCGGGGCCTATGCTCCGGGGCTTCTTTTATGCCCTGCGTCCGAGGGGATCACCCAGCCCCAGCAGCTACCCAGCCAGACAGAGAGAAGACCACCCCGGCGAACATATCCGCCGAGGTGGTCAAATTTTTCCTCTGGTCAAAATTTTGCCTTGCGGTCAAATTTTCCGCTTGGTCGAAATTTTACTATCTGGTCGAAATTTTTCACGGATCAGACTGCGTGACCTCATCCACGATGATGTCCGCATACTTCTCCTCCAGCTCCGCAGGAGTGGGCGGGGCCTCCTCCATCTGGCCGGGTCTGAGGGTCACTTCCTGCTTATCCGTATAGCCGAAATGGTTCTTTCCGAGGAAGATCCCGGAGACAGGATTGACCTTGCCGTTCAGCATATAATCCTCCCACAATTCCGCCAGAGCTTCGTAGGCTCTTTTTATCAGCACCCCACGGTCAGAATTTTCAGCTCTACGCTCACCATTGGCCCACTTGAGCAAAGTCTGTCTACGCACACCAAGCGCATTAGCAAGACCTGTCACAGTAGGCTTCATATCATCATCAGCACAATGTTCAAAGTACCACCGAACTCTACCAGCCACAGCCTCATCATCATCCAGATCCAGAGGAGGCAGATCCCAACACGCCAGTGCATGCCGCAGATACCGAGTATTATCACCCGGCTTAACCATCTCCTGCCCGAAGTTCTTCAAGTCAGGCCGGTTTCTATGCTTCTTCTCCTTGGTCAAATTCTTCTCTTCTGCCATTACCAATTTACCTCCATTTCTCTCAGGCACTCTCGGATTACAGCCCATACATCGGGATCTCCGAAATCTGTACTCCACGAACGGCAATAGTGCTTTACCATCTCATACGATACCATGACATTCTTCTTCCACAGTCTCTCGGTCAAATTCTTCACAGTATAGCCGTTCTGTATGAGTAGTTGCTTTACAGTTACGAGCATACATGTCTCCCGTTGGGTGCAGAGGGTGCAGAAAATTATAGTGTTCTATAAGTACCATATAAGTTCTTCTCTCTATAAGGGACTTATCGTAACCTATTAAATTCTGCACCCTACTCTGCACCCTGTTACACCTTTTCGTGTATCCGTAAAGATATATCTCTACTTCCAATGCACAAACCTATTCAGCAGCACACTGGTAGTCAGATCTCCAATCTTTGAAACATAAGCACATTCAAACTGGAGCGGGTCAGAGATAACCCCACCCAAGTCGATGACCATGCCTTTCGTATTATGCCATACATCCTGCTCCAGCACAGGCGTGGCGTAGATCACCACATCCTGCCTGTCCGTGAGCTTGAGAATGTTCGGTGACTTGCTGTGTCCCACCGTTACCGTGGCGTCTCTGCGGAGGAGGATGTCAGCCAGACCTTGTGTGGCGTGGCCACGGCCTATGATTGTGATTTCCTTTCCAGCGATGAGGTTCTGGTCCTCCAGCAAGATCAGGACGGCCTCGGCCACCGCTGACAGGTCCGGGCGGTTGCAACAGTCGATGTCAGCACACGCAGGGAGCTTGATGTTTCCCTGTGCGGTCTCCATGTCCACCACTGCCGCCTGATAGGGACGGTCGATCCGGCTGGTGATGTCTGCGCTGATACCGAGGGTGGTTGCCTTGCGCTGGACCTGTCTGAGGAAGAAACTGGAGCCGGGATGTATCCCGGGCATGCAAGCTGGTGTCTGTGTCGATCCGTCTGGCCAAGGCGTGGATACGGTCATTCACATTCTTCATTTGGACGATTGACCTCCCCGTATTTGTAGGCAGCGTGCATTTGAAGGATACCAGCACAGGCAGCGATCTCATGCGGACCCGCTCCAAAACAGGAGACTACATCATACACATCCGGGTCCCGGGTGAGGGCCACCATGCAGAGTGAAGAGACATCCAGCGAGGACAGTTCACGCATGAAGTTTTCAATCGCTTCGTAGTAGGGCTTGATCTCCACATCAGTCACCACCTTTCTCAAAGACTGTATCTGCACAGGTGAGCCAGACTGGAGGCTGAGTGTAGCCGGAGAGAACACCAAGCCAGATTTTCCCGAAGAAGAGGAGCCGGAGCCTCTGTCTCCAAGTGAGTTGCCAGCAGGAAACACACTGATTA